TTTTTATTTTTTTTATTTTTAAAAAATATTTTTTTATTTTTTAAATTTTATTTTTTATAAAATATTTTTTGATTTTTATTTTTTTTATTTTTAAAAAATATTTTTTTATTTTTTTAAAAAAAAATTCACCATCAAAAACCCTTTATAGGAACCATAATACACTAGACTAAAAAATTCAATATATTAATATAATACAATTAAAAGGATAAAAATATGGGGGGGGTATTCTATAAATATAGATCTAAAATATATAGGAGAAAAATTTTAGCGACGTATATATGGCAATATATGGCAAATATATAAAAGGGGATAGTTCTTTGACGGAGATAGCAAAATATAGTTTTACCCAGTTGATTTTTAAATATATAATTAATTTGGACAATCAAATCTAATTTTTTATTAATTGAATTACACCTTATGGCTTCTTTTTATTCGTTCATAGCTAGTGCGTTTGCTCCGAAGAAGAAAATAGTAGAGAAGAAAGGAAAAGTAGTATCGCTAAGACAAATGATGGACGAATTAGGTGTTAGAACAGACTCCGTTCTTGGAGCATACGATGAAGAAGAACGACCGGATAATCTTACTACAGACGATTATATAAATATGCAGAACAACGACGGCACGATTAGAGCAATCACCCGTCTTTTTTCTATGCCTATTCAATCCACTCAGATAAAAATTCTCCCAGATAAGAAAGATAAAGGAGAACGAGATTTCATAGAGACAGTCTTTTTAAAACCTCAAAAATTTGGTGGGATGTCTACACCCCTCCCTTTCTTAATTGCTGACATGACTAGAGCTATCTTCGAAGGATACAGAGGATACGAGAAGGTAGCACAGATAATTCAAGATGGAGAATACAAAGGAAAAATTGGTTGGAAGAAAATAGCACCACGCGATTCGCGGACTATAGACATTAAAGTAGACGCAGAAGGAGGATTTAATGGTTTCCGCCAACAAGCAATGTTTGGAAGCAAATTGGTAGACGTAACCATTCCCGCAAACAAATGCATACTGTTTACCTTCCAGAAAGAACGACATCCTTTTTATGGCGAATCGATTTTAAAGACTGCTTATTATCACTATGATAAAAAACACAAGTTATATTACCTGGCACACAAAAAAGCCGAAGTAGACGCTATTGGAGTAAAGGTTCTAAAATTATCTAAACCCTCTTCCGAAATTGAAGTATCCAAGGCAGAAGAAGCCGTAGACACATTGGGGGTCAATTCCAGAATCACTCTTCCATCTGGTTTCGAGTTAGAAATCAATAGAGCATCGTCTGGTTACGACGTATTGTCATTGATTGAACATCACGATGCGCAGATCGCTCTATCCACTTTAACACAGGCGATTCAATTAGGAACTAAATCTACTTACGGGTACACGTACGGAGCTGGATACAATATGCAAGGTGAATTCATTGCTCAGATGCTAGGTTCAATTATGAAATCAATGGAGGACACTTTGAATGAATGGGCTATTCCAGAATTAATCGATTGGAACTTTGGTTCGTCTAATTATCCTAAAATTAAGTTAATGCCTCTTAAGGACGACGCACAAGCATACATTCTGAAGTTATTCGAAGCATTGGTTACAAAAGACCCATCTCTTCTTTCTGCAGAATATCTTACCCATCTGGCAAACAATGTTTCAGAAAAATTAGGATTGGAAGTTAAGCTCGACCCAAAGGACGCAATTAAAGCTTTTGAAAACGGAAAAAAGAAGGAATCAGACAAACGTCGAAAACCTGCACCTTCGACACCTAGACAAATTAAAGAAGAAATCGCAAAGAAGGCTCTCGACATGAAGGACGATCCAGAAATGATGATGAAATTCGAGATTCTTGGGAGAGAATATGCTATTAAAGAATTTGAAAAAAGTCACTAAAAGAGAAGTCGAATGGAGAAAAAGAGTATTTGCTCGAGACAAGTACACATGTCAGGAACCAAAATGTAAACAGAAGGGAGGATATCTGGAAGCACATCACATTAAAAAAAAATTCGATTATCCCGAATTGAAATATGTAATCGACAATGGAATTACTCTTTGTAGAAAATGTCATGAGAAAACATTCTTCAATGAAAAGAAATTCGAAAAAAAATATATTAGAATTAATAACAAGATGAAAAACTATGCCATACCCAAACTTTCATGCATGCCGAGTAGAAGAACCAAGTAAATTTAAACCAAAGTCTTTTAAGACTCTTACAGAAAATCTTCCTAGCGGAATGAGAATAATTGTAGGAATTCTAAAAACAACGGGAAAATCTGCAACACAGTCATTTAGATACGATAAAAAAATATGGTCTTCAGCCAGAGCTTCAAAACACTGCGGAACACACAATGGCAAATTTGAAGCAGCAAAGGTCACAAAGGATATTGGAGAAGACGAAAGCTTTCTCTCAATGCTAATCAAAGACTCTGGTAGCAAATTTTAATTTTTACACATTAGAAATATATCATTATAATTAAAAATGACATGGGAAAAAATAAACTTATAGAACTTGCTGAACAAAAAAAGAAAAGAAGAATCATAAGTGGATATGCATCAACGTTCGACATAGATTCTGGAGATATGCAAATAACAAAGACAGCCCTTGAAAACGCAAAGGACGATCTGTTAAAGTATTCAACAGTTCTTTTTAATCATGATATGGACAGACCGATTGGGAAGACAATAGAAACAAGAGTAGACGACAGAGGTCTGTTTGTTAAAATCGTTATCTCAAACCAAGAAGACGATATATGGGAAAAATGTAAAGAAGGAATAATAAATAAATTTTCAATCAAAGGTCGATCCCGCGACACGAGCATAACAGAAAATGGTCGCGTAATACAAATTAATGAAATAGAACTTTTCGAGGTTTCGCTTGTCACCATTCCGATGAATAATCATGCTAAAGCGACAAAGGTGGAAGAGAAATCATTAAACATCGAAAAGGATAACATTGATATCGAAAAAATGAAAGAAGAAGAAATAGAAGTAGAAAAAATATTCGATGAAGAAGAAAAAGAAATTGAAAAAGACTGTCACTGCGATGGAGAAGGGTGTGATGAAGAAGACTGTGAATATACTAATAAGACTCTTTCGAAATTGATTGAAGAATTACAAATATTATCTGGTCGTTTTTCAGACGAAGATAAGACAATTATAGATGAAGTAATCGCATTTTTAAAAAAGAATTTGAACGTCGAAAAACCCGAAAATGAAGAAGATTTTGATTTTGACGATACCTCAGACGACAGACCAATTTTTCAATTGAATGATTCTTCAGAAATGGTCCACGAATCTGGAAATAAATTTCGAAAACAAATTCTTAAAATTGGAAAATGGTATCACTGGGACGCAGAAGGAGGTATTTTAGAAATCACAAAAGAAATGATTGCCAAAATCGTTAAAAATTTCAGAAGCAAAATTATCGAGAACGTTTCAGTACCTCTTACTCACACGAATGACCCAGCCAAAAATACTGGCGAAGTCATAAAGGTGATAAGAACAAAAGAAGGTCTTGATGCAATCATCGAAATAAAAGACGATACTATCGCCGAAAAAATAAAAAAAGGTCTTATCAAATGTATTTCTGCAAGTCTTGACCCAAATTATAGAGTTAAGACGACTAATAAATTCGTAGGACCCGCTTTATTACATGCTGCATTGGTACAGGAACCGTATATCAAAGGTATGGCTGGTTTCATTCCATTGGCAGACATGTTTGACGGTAGACCAATATTACAATTGGAAGACACTCAAAGGTCGAATGAGGAAATATTAAAAAACGTTAATGAAGTTCTAAACAAATTAACTATGAAAAAAGTAATAAACAACGAAGAAATCGAAAAAGAAGGAAACATTGAAGAAGTGATCGAAGAGGAAGAAGTCGAAGAACTTCCTGAAGAAGTCGCTGAGGAAAAGATAGAAGAAAAAGTCGAAGAGGTAAAAGAAGAAGAAAAGGAAGAAGAAGTGAAAGAAGAAGAAGTGGCACTTGAAGACGAAGTGAAAGAAGAAGAAGTAGCGTCTGAAGATGAAGTGAAAGAAGAAGAAAACACTGCCTCTGCAGAATCTTCTGAGGATATCAAGCCAGAAGAAAAGGCAGAGGACGGCAACGGTAAAGTCGATTTCGCCGATGCTGAGAAACATTACGATGAATATCTTAAAGCAGGTAAAATCGTACCCGCTCAAAAAGATTCATTCGTAAGGCTATTCGCTACAAAGAAAACTGTTAATCTAGGAGACGAATCGGTCGAACTCCAAGATTTACTTAAAGCTTTCTTTGATAAGCAGCCAAAAATCGTTGATTTTGAAGAAGACGGAAAAACAGACGTAACCCCACCGACAGCTCCTGCGGAGCCTAAAATTCCAGAAGCAGCAGCAAGTTTCTTTAAGGAAAAGTTAGGCCTTTCCGATGAAGAAGCGATAAAGTCGTGGGAATACGCTAAAGAACAAAGCAAAAACGAATCAAAGGAATCGACAATATTCTAAGACTATATAAGATATCAATTAACTCTTTTACAATTAAATGACAGCGCTAAGCGCAGACTACGAAGCAAAAAGACAAGATGGGCAAATAGTTTCCGTTAAAGTAAAAGGCTCAACAACCATTTACAAAGGCGGACTTATTGTTGACAAAGGAACAGGATATGCCGAACCAGGAGACGATGGCTCTGGATATGCTTTCCTTGGTGTTGC